CCGTTTGTAAGAACCATACCTTTAGACCCATTGAATGGCTTATTTGTCGCTGGAAGTGACAGCGAAGTATCTACCGCACCTTGAAATGCCATTTGACTTTCAGTGATAGGTGTGAAGACTGCTGTGCGCCCATTTTGGTAATACCTAGTTGATGTATCTCTTTGAACCTGTGTGATAGGTAAAGAATCATTAGCCATAAAACTCATGGGACATATCTTCCATCGAATGGACCCCCTATAGCCCGAAAAGGCTAAGGTGACCCAATGTAACAACATGGTGTTACAATAATTGTACGGGGCAGCTCCTGATGTGGTATGAACTGCACTGGTAACATTCCCCCTCAAAAAAGGAAAGGCCGTACGTCTCCCATATAATACGCGCCTGTCTGAATTAAAAGTTGCGTTCAACATGGAATGCAAAGAATATCGTTTTAGGAAAGGGCGAAATGACTTAATCACTTCACCAGTGAAAACTTTATTCAAATGCTCATGATTAGTAGTTCCAACTCCAACAACGTCTGTGTCGTCTTCCTGCTGTGGAGGCGATGGTGCATGTGACACCAAAGCATCATTCATTTTGGAATCTTCACTACCGGATTGTGGTTCAAAACCTGATTGAGGTTTGAACTCGTAACGTGCAAAGCGATCATTGGGAACAAAAACTTCAAAATCGTCTCCCATGGAAACGAAAACATTAACTTGAATGTCCCGCGGAGCTGTTGTATCTGGGGTTGTGAGCTCATTAACAATATACAAACTCAAAACTCCATTACCAACTGAACTCAATCCAATAGGATTTGATCCATACGTAGTAATAGTTGTACCCTGAGGAGTGCTACTGGAAAGCAGGGATTGATGCTGACCATTGCCAACTTCAATAGTAAAATCCTGCTTCTCGGCTATGTCTATGATCTCCATATAATTCGTGTTATACTCATTAGATGACACAAAATTGGGATCATAAACAACTTTAAGCCTACCTTTGTGAAACGCAGAGGCGACAATCTGAAATCGAAATTTCATTGTACCAGTCCAATACGAAAAAGGAACAGCAGCCATCGCGCACGCTGGTAAATACACAGCAGCGCCATCAGTCCTCCAAAGTGTCGGCATAACACGTGTATTCCACAAAAGTGTTTCGGGAGCCTCACCGATATCCCAATCAAAAGTGGTGAGATACGACTCCCTTTTTGCGATCTGTTTTATATTCAAAGGATCGCCTGGTCCAATACCTGAAATCGTAGGATCGATCGTCAATTCCTGCTTATCATCAATGGTCATTTTAGCCGCACCATCAGGTACAGTTGTCGTCGCCAAGGATGAAATAGCTGTAGGTTTATACGAATCGGGATCCTTTGTTACAGGTGGTCTAGAATAGCCAAAAAGCTTCGCAGTGGCCGCTGTAATACCAGCAACCTTGGACGTAGCCATTGCAAAAGGACCAATATATGGTGCTTCGGACAAAGAGGCGGAAATCTTGGAGATAGCCGTTGCAGGTCCAGAAATAACACCATTGCTGTTTGCTTCATCAACTTCCATTCCTGATTGAGGAACAATTGCTGCAATGTCAAGTGACGTAAGCATATTAAGCTCAACGTCTTCAAGCCACGCAAATACTGATATGGTAGCTTTGTCCGACGCGCCATTTGCATGTCTCAAATCATTAAGAGATATAATGTGCAATCTACCCAAATTTGTGTACTCCAAAGAGGTCAAATTCACATTGTTTTTCTCAAAGAAGAAAGGTAAGCATAGCTCACCTCCAGTTGATGTTGTTGGGTCCAAAAATACATGAGGCATTTGACTGCCCTGCACTAGAGAGGCTGTTGAACCCAACGTAGTAAAATCGTCTCTCGTGTGCATAGGATGATATAGAGCCATAGCTCTACCATAATGGAAACTATTGCCATTAATCATAATCTTAAGTCGCAAACGAGCTCGCAACAAATTATAATTCGTCATTCTGTTTACGACCCTAGGATTGTTAATAAACGAAGCCCAAGGATCCAAAACGACATTCAAAGCAGAATTGGTAGCCCACTCAGTTTCAGAAATCTTTAGAGGACGGGAAAAGAAAGAACTCAACTCATCCCCCTGTGTATCCTGTAAACTGCGTGTGGGATCCATAGTTCCCTTGACGGTATACAAATAAGGATCGTCGCTGTCGGAAAATCCCACATTTTGGTGAGTTTCATTAGCAACGACCTTCATTATCATGTTATCATCCGTTGTCCCGGAATGTGGTTCAAATACAGTGCACGCACTCTCTGCGTCACTTTCTATGATCCTGAGCTCATCTTCCATCCTATGAAGGATTGAAAGTTGAACTGCGCTAGCTCCAGGATGCGTAGCGTCTTCCGCTTGCCCAAACGAAGTGGGAGCGTCGGGTGATACCACCTCCTTGATTTCACCCTTACCAAAAATACATACTAATTTCTTACAATTATTTTCTAAACATACTTCTTTAATACAATTACCAATCTATTTAAATACAACTGCAGGCCCGATTAAACCTACAGAGGCTCACATTTTGATATGGGATCCAATCCCACATCCTGTAAATACAGGTACCCTTTTTGTAGGGTATTTTTCACGTGCAAAGCATTCTAACAAAAATACAAAACATACAAAACATTTTCACTACATGTAACCATATACACATGCGCCTATTCAACTATAGCTGCGGAGCAGCGACCCACATCGGCGAAACGGGGTATTATGTGCCTTTACAATAGGCATGCACATCGCCTAATTACTCCTATAGATATTTGTCACGCCACATTTCAACACGTGTGTCGTAACTAACATCCAATTCTTCGCAAAGGTGCCTCAAACCTGCGCGCTCTGCAACTTCAATCAACTGCCTGCGCCTAATGTCATATACCTGCTCACCGTGATTAAACCATTCACGACATGCAGTGTCTATGTTCTTTGCACAGGCCACTCTTTCCGAATCCACACTGTCCCTGTCACGCAGGTAATAGTGAAGACTCTTAAAACACGATTGGTCCACCAGGGCACCAACATGTACTCCAAGTTTTGGGTGAAAAACACTCACCCGTTTCAGAAATTCAAATTCTTCTGGTGGTAGAAAGTCCACCAATTCACTCTCTTTGTCAGGCATAGTGTACACTTGTCCGTGGGCTTCTAAAAACTCTGAAGCACCCTTGATTGTGAAGTCACTAATATCGGACCGAACAGACCCTATATTGTCATCGCCATATGTTATCAACTTCACACAATCACGGAAAGATAAACATTTGCCATTACGTGGCATGTGTTCACTGTAAAAATAGCATCTCAAATTTAGGCTACCACAAATACCGTTCAAAATCACGGTCAAGGAATTCCCAGAAATGTGAGAACCAGAATTCAGGCTTATCAAATCCCCATTAAAAGCGATGACTGCATAAACCAAATCACCAGCCATCGATTCCATCACACTAAGGTCCTCCTCACTGTAATCGCAACATCGCGCAAAATCAATCAAAATGCGCAACGCCGCCAATAACAACTGTGAGGGTAATTTCTGGTCATATTTACCATAATCTCCGCCAATCAATCTGTCCTCACCAAAAGTATATATGTGCTCGTGTAGCTCATTCCATTCGGGTCCATGGCTATTGATACCAACTGCACACTCTGAAATTTTAGGATAAAACTGCAAAACGCGCAAAATTGGAAGAAAATACTTGCGAACTAAAAAGGTAAGCGCCACTGGGTTACTATAAAATATCCGACATTTCCTTTTGTCAAGAACTTCATCTTTCTTACAAGCTTTCGCAATTGGGTAAGCTCGTTTTCCTTCACGATAACATGCCAACAATCTGTCGATTTCTCCCTGGACAACTGCCTCAGGCTCAACAACCTTTGTATATTCCCCTAAAGGCTCAACATCGACCAAATACTTTTCTTTCTTCCCAACTAAGGGAAAACCCACTGAAGTATTAGTCTTGATCCTGTCAATGAACTTCTTGCCAGGAATACCATTCCAATTTTCAATATCTGTCAATGGTCTAGTGTCATTCCACATCTCATGCTTAAATATGGGTGTTAATTCTGATTTATAATCAGTAATTGCCCAATACAACAATTCAGGACTAAACATTTGACCAGGAACCGACATATTTGCCAAACATTTCTGCCAAGGCTCCCATTGGGGCGATTCGATAGGTTTGCAAAAGATATTAGGAAAATCCATGACATCCATCACGTGTTCAGAAATGGGCGTGGGTTTGGCTGACGACTTAAAAGTCGAATGCCCAATGCAAG